CGTATCGACGAGCGCCGCCTCGCCGATCAGCCGCCGCCGTCTCGCTTCGCCCATAGCTTCTCCTGCACCTTCAATGCGCCGGCTCTGCAGGCGCGTCGCCGTATCCACCTATTGTCACCCGATCCTTCGGAGCCAGGGCGGAAGCCAACTCAAGATCAACAAACCCTTCGGCCAGGCTGAGCGCCAGCCCGTTTGAGCCGAAATGCCAGGTGATGTGTGCCTTCCCGTCGCTGCGAAGCCGCCGTGCGACGGCCTTGCGCATCTTCTCACCGGCCTGCGGATGGTTCATCGAGGCCCACAGGCCGATGAATCCGATCCATGCGAAAGCGCCTTCGTCGCCAGCTTTCTTTGCTTTGGTGAATTCCCTCGCGATCAGCCTCACCAAGTCATAGTAAGACAGACCTCGCGTCGTCTCGGTGATCTTTTCGAGCACGTCTGAAACTTTTGCCACGTCTATGACGGCGGTTGAAGGGCTGACGCCCTCGATATCGAAAGTGAGGGCAACCGTTTCCTCGGGAGCGACGAAGTCTTCAACGCGCCCCGGTTTCCGGCCGCACCAGAACCGCCGCACGGCTTCCAGCGGATCGCCCGGCTGCGGATACGTGCCCGCCAGCTTCCGGCGCTTTGCGTCACCCATCTCTTACCCTCTTAGGTTGTGGTGTCGCTGTTTCCGGCTGCGGGCTCCAGCCTACGCCCCGAGCCGCCCAAATCCGCCCAATCCGACGCCCAATTTTGCGCTAAAGCGGGCTGGGCGACAAAGGATTGGGCGCTGCGAAGCAGGCGCCGCCCAATCCCTTTGTAGCCCGCCGGATATGATTGGGCGCGCCCAATCCGGCGCCCAATTATGCGGGCTGGCCAAAAAGATTGGGCGCCTCAGCATGGCTCCGCCTCCGCCAGGTCGCACCACTCATAGTTGTATGGAAGCCGTGCCGCCGTGCGCAGCCCAGTGCGCGTCTCATCGCCGTGCCCTGGGCGCCGAAACTTGGCCTTTTCGACCTGACCCGCTCGCAACAGATCATTCAGCGCCCGCCGCTGCGCCGCTGTGGCGGTAACGCCGATCGCCTCAAATACCGGGCTCAGGCTGCGCTCGTATTCGCCGAGCTTGGGCGAATAGGGTCCGGAGGGCGTTGCCTTCTCGATGGCGCCGATCAACTGTTTCATTTGATCCTCACTCAGTTTTCCGGAGGGTGGTTGCCAGGGAATGCAGCGCACCACCGCCTCGCCGTTCACCACCGTCGCCAAATGCTCGAACCATTCGCTTTCCTCCGCTGCGACATAGTTGCGCTTGGAAGCGAGCGAGCCCAGCCGGAAATAATTGGCGCGCCGCTCAGGCTCGATATCCCAGCCCTCCGCCTGCGCCGTCGTCATGTGCCGCACCGCCAGCTCGAAGCGCACCGCGTTGACGATATCGCTGGCACCGCGGACGCTGGCAGCGTCGTTGTCCTCGCTGCCGTCACCGCCCTTGTTGTCGTGGTGCACGAGGATCAGCGCGATATCAAAGCGGATGGCGATATCAGCCCTGAGCATGGTCATCACCCGGCGCATCAGCGTGTTGTTGCCTTCAGGCACGCTGTTTATGGCGACGAGCGGGTCAAGTGCCACCACGTCCGGCTTGATCCGCTGGCAGAGGAGCTGCAGCGTCGCGAAGCACTCGGTTGCTTTGACAGCGCCGAATTCGTCCAGTTCGAACATGGTCGCATCGGCAGTCGCGGAAATAGTCACCCGAAACAGCCAGCCCTTCAGGTCCGCCATCGTGGCGCCGAAATACTCGAGCGCAGCTATAATGCGGCGGTTCTGTTCGTCTCGGTCATCCTCGAAATTGGTCAGCAGCACCCGGAACCGGTGTTTCGGTCGCAGCCGGCCGAATGGCCGCCCGAGCGCAAGAGCGATCGCCCACGCAATGATAAGTTGCGACTTGCCCGACCCACCCGGCCCGTGCGGCAATGTGATCTGGCGACGCATGACATAGGGACCGGCAATCCAGGCCCGCTGTGGAATTGCGCTCGCATCGATGGGTTCATCGGTGACGGAAAAGTATTCAGCAATCTGGAGCCTGGCCACCGCATCAGCCTGCGCCTCTTTAAGGCTTGCTCCGTCGCGCTCGCGCCAGGTCTCGGCAATGGCGGCCGCCGTCTGGGTCTTCAAATGGCCGAAGCCGTCCGGGAAATAGCCGGCCAGCTTGGTTGCCTCGTCAGGCGTCCAGCCATTGTGGCGCAGTGCGATGGTGCACAGCTCCACTTGATCCGGCGCGGTCAGCTTTGGAGTCGGACGGAACATTTCCCGCACGCTTGGCGGCAACGCGTCGAATTTCGCCGCCAGGTCACATGGCATAGTTCCGCGATCGGGATCCTCGTCCAGCCCGTTTAGCCCGTCCCGCGATATGCCGTCAGGCGCGGGCTGCCGTGGCTGGGAAGTCACATCGTCTCTCGTAGCCACCACTTGCACCGACTCCTCCGTTTGTCGGAGGATCGCCTTTGGCTGATCCCGGCTCTTGCAGCGGAGCGGTCCGTAACCGTAGGTTACGCTCGTCCCGGTCTGCTTGGTCCGGGACCGCCCTTGGAGCGGGCGATCCTCGTGGGTTTCAAATCCGGGCCGTCCGCGTTTCCAGCGCGGGCGGCCCAAAGCTTTTTGAGGGCAGCACGGAAAGCCGAGTCCGCGCTATCCCGCCCGCAGCCTCGCCGCGATTTCGACCAAGGCATCAGCGCGCCGTGGTGTTAGGCGCGGCTGCACCGCCTGAATTCGGAGAAACTGCGTCTCGGCGAGCGTCAGCCGCTCGGCCCGACCCAGGCACCAGGCGATCAGCGCGCGCCAATGAGTGGGCGGCTCGAACGGGGCGATCAGCTCGGCCGGCTTCAGCGCCGTCATGTCAGCAATTCCAACGGCTTCGACGGGAGGCTCCAAGGTGACATTTCCCGCCGGCGGGAAATTTCTGCGAAACGTTTGGACACCAAGCTGCGGTCATGGCGCCGGACCCGTCACGTCAGCGCCCGCCGGGTCTGCGGCGCCGGCGGTATCGTCCGGCACCTGCTTCGCGCCCGGCACCAGGCGCAGCAATTCACCGCCCGCCACGGGCGCAAATCCCTCGGAAATCCGCACCTCATTCGCGGACAAAATGCCGGAATTTACCGCTGAAACATTCGCGGCCCAGCGTGCCGAATAGTCGCCACGCATCAAACCCGACATATCAATGTCAAGCTGCAAAGCTGGATCCGTGAAGATCGAGCGCGCGAACGCGGCTTCCAGCTTTCGGATGATCGGCAAAATGCAGTATTGTCCAAACAGCGTGTTGGCAACTGAGATATTCGACAGCCGCGCATTCTCGTAATCTTGCAGCAAAACCACCGGCACGCCGAAGATACGAGCGATTTCCTCCGTCTGAAACTTGCGGCTGGCCAACACCTCTGCATCGACAGGACTGACACTGATCGGCTTCCATTCGAGTCCTTCTTCGAGAAGAAGCGTGCGTTGCGCGTTGCGCACCCCTTTGTGGCGATCCTCGAAATCGGCTTTCAGCCGTGTGCGTGCCGGATGGCTCAATGACTTCGGATGAGTGAGGATACCTGATGGCGATGTGCCGTTTTCCCAGGTCCGCAAAACATGCTGCTGCAGGCCCAAACCGTTGTGTATGACCTCACTGCTGCGACTGATCCGGGAGCGGCCGATAAAACCGTCATCTGTCCGGTCCTTGATGAACAGCACCTCGGTGTCGAGATACCGGCGCATGATGCCAGGGGTGGTCACAAACCAGCCCCAGGACGCGATCACGTCGAAGGCCAGGCGCGGTGCATCGCGGTTCGTATCAAGCAAAACCGGACGGATGCAGGGCCACGGAATAGGCACCAGACTGGTGACGGTGCCGCGGGCATCGGTGCCGACAACCGACAGCGCATTGCCGTGAAGGAGCAATTCCGACACCGCCATTTCCAGCCACTCGGGCCAGGTTTGGCGATCGTTTGGTCCTTGCGCGATCAGGTCACTGATCGGATGCGCCGGCTGTTCAAACCGGGCGTCACCCTGTCGCCGATAGATCGTGGCGGGCAAGCTGGCGATGGTGGCAGAGATGATGTTGATGCATCCCTGCACCGCGGACAGGTTCTCGGCCAGCAGTGCATTCGGGCGCCGATCGATGCCGGGCGAACCGCCCCACCAGCCCAGGTCAAAGCCGATCCCAGAGCCAGCGTCGCGGGTCTCGGTGCGCCCGAACAGGCGGCCAAGCAGCGCCATCACAGCCCCGCCATGATCAGTCGCAGGCCAAGCGGCAGCATGCCGGTGCTGCCGCCCGGCCTGGCGCGGGCGCTGATCGTGGTCTCGGCATAGGCCGGCGCCGTCACTGCCGAGACCTCTACCAGCTCCACCGCGCGCAGTTCCCGCCGATCGCGGGACGGCCAGGCGTCACCACCAGGCGGCACCCGAAAGGCAAAGGATGAACCGGCGATCGTGCCGGCGCGGGCCAGTTCCAGAATGTCGTCGGCCGCGCGGGTCTGCGGCAGCACCGCCTCGAATGCCAGCCCTTTGTCGTCTTCGCGAAGCTGCAAGCTGCCGTTGCCGGTTCGGGCCAGCGGCTGCGCAAAATCATGGTGCGCAAGGAGGAACACATCGGCGCCGGTTGCCAGATGCGCCGCGAATGCACCTCGCTTGACCACCTCTGTGAACCCGCCACGGCCGCCGATCAGCGTCGGCCGATCCCACACCGCGGCATGGCCCAGCAACGTGCGCCCTGTCGAACGCAGCTCCGTTTCGGCCGTGCGCAGCTCCACGCCATCGGGAAAGCGTGCGATCATCACGGATGAACCTATGCCGGGATGATGCCTTCTACCCGAGCCATCGCGGCGGGCCGGGCGATCGCCACGTCGGCGCGGAGCCACAGCACGAAGCCTACCTGTCCGTTGGCGGCATAAAGCTCCTGCAGGACGCTGATCACCAGCTCGGTCCGCATGCCGACATAGACTTCGGAAAAGTCGCCAAGCAGGATCGAAGATGCCGTTGACGCCGATCCCTGGGTCTCGGCCACGCCCATTCCAGTCGTGACCAGCATCGGCACATTGGCGATGCGGTCCACGCGCCGGAGCGGCTGGCCAAGCGTATCGACCAGGCCATACAGGACACGCGCGGTTCGCGGTGCCATGACCAATGCGGTGACGGTGTTTGCGTTCGCTGCCTCAAGACTGCCAACAGCATCAAGCACTGGCGTCCAGTCGGCGATTGCAGCACCGTTCGTGCCCATTGAAACCACCTGTATCCCGGACGTGCCGGAGATGCCTGCGGGTTGATGACTGCCGTGACCAGCGCCGTTCAGGATGGCGGCATCGAGTGCCACGGCCGCGGAACGCGCGAAGATGTTGCGCAGAGCTGCGTCAATATTCGGCGCGTCTTCCAACAATTCGCGGCTGGCCTGGACAATCACCGCCCAGCTCTGCGCACTCAGGGTGAGATTGTCGAAAGTCGGAACCGATGTGGCGACCGAGGCGTTCTCCGCGCGCCAGGCGCCGGTCGGGTCCGCGGTGTTGCGCGCGAAGCGCAAGGTCTGCGTCGTCATCGGGATGATGCGCGCGCCGGCTCGCAGTGAAACCACTTGCGGCCGCAGCAAGTCGATCACCTCCGCCGACAACGGGCTCGGGACAAAGGCACCACCCGCACCGACCGAACTTTCCGCCAGCACGCGGCGCTCGAGATCGGATTTCGCACCGTAGCGCAATGCACGGCAGAAACCGCCAAGCCCCAGCTCGCTTGCCGGATGAGTGACCGCGATGAAGTCCCTGAGCTTGTGCCGTGCCTCCAGGATCGGCACGCGGGAGCCGTCG